GAACTATTAATCCATTTTTGACCACATTTGACCCAGCAGGAGTAATTCAAACTACATTTGAACCAGAGCTAAATGTAGACAAGAGCATTGCTCAAAATTCTGTAGGTTATGATGAGAAAGTTGCTATGATTACTACTGGAGAAAATATTGTTTCTTTACGACCTTTGTTGCATAGAACTTCTTTATCCACGATTCAGCAATTTGGAACCATGACGTCCGCACTGGCTTCTGGAAATGTTATCACAGCAAATTTGCTATGGCGCGTTCCAGTTGGTCCGGGTAGGACCCCCCTGGGTTATAATTACGATGTTGCCGATGTACCATACAGTTTTGCTACACAACATCCCATCAACTGGGTATTGGAAATGTTTATGGGGTATAGAGGTAGTATTAATGTTCACATCAATCCACACAGTGAGAATATAGCTAATGTTTCTAACATTAGTACTTTGAGTGTGTCTAGATTCTATGATAATCCCATCATCAACGTGAACCCAGGTGATTTCTATAGAAACACCTTTACTGATGGTGCACAAGTCTTACAACCAGCTAAACTGGCTCGTGCGACATGTGCTACTTATCTCACAACTAGTGGATATAATATGCCGAGAATGGCTAATGGACAATCGGGATTGTCTTTGACAAACCCTAATGGTCAACCAGCTTGTTCGGTGAATTTACCACAGTATCAGAAGAATCGATTCTATCCAGCTTTTCACAGTGCTCGCAATGTGGACTTCTGTACTGGATCAACTTTTTTTGATGAACTGCGAGTTAGTGCAATGTTCAATTTTTTGAACGCACCAACTGCCGCAAACAACAACAATCCTTATCCATTCTTCAGCGTTTATTACGCCGCTGGAGTGGATTTCCAACCTTTGTGGTTTTTATGTACACCCCGTGTTTTCACGGTGGCAACACATCCAAACCCTAAGGTCGTGACATAGTCACACCTAAAAGACTGTCATGTCTAATGTGACAGTGCCCAACCTTGAAAAGAACAGCCCCATGGGGTTAGTTTCAGTGGTCGTATCCAAAATTTTCGATTAATTTAGATGTTTGGAAGGGACGGCTGAAGTCAATAGTTGTACCGATTGAGTTAGCTTAAATGCGCTCATTCGGAGGGACAATTGACCTTTCTTAAATGTTCCTGTTGGGAGCTAAAACGACATGGTTCGCTTTATTTAAAAATTACATCTCTACGTGAGAGGTTGTTACCTAAGGAAGCGGACTTACCCGCGCCTAGGATTTTCCTCGCCC